ATAAAAAATAAACTTCTTGACACAAAATGTTGTGGTTAGTTATCCACACCCACTATATATTGGTCAATCACTTTTTACGCTAAATGTAATTTTTTTTTTAAAGTGTTGCAAAAATACACACAACTTACAGTTGTATTAAATCCAAGCTTTTAATTCTTCGCCCATGACCTCACTTGCAATATTCATTTTATCACGAAGAGCTTTTTGTACTTTTGTATCTATTGTATCACCAGCAACTAAATCAATATAAGTCATAGGTTTTTCTTGACCGATACGATCTATTCTTGCTTCTGATTGTAATCTTTTTTCTAAATCATAACCATTAGAATAATAAATCATTGTGCTAGCAGCTGTTAATGTGATACCATACCCGCCCGTTTGTGTAGTGCCTACAAAAAATCTACACTCAGGATCTTCTTGAAATTTTTTTATATTGTTCTGTCTATCTTCTTGTGGGGTAAGTCCGTAGTAATCTACAACAGAATTTTCTCCGTGAGTTTTTTTTATTTCTTCAATTATTCTTTCAACGTCTTTTTGATAATAGGACCAGATAACAGCTTTGCCAGACAGCTCCCAAATAATATCCATAAGTTCTGTCAACCTATTACAAGGCAACTGTTGCGGTTTTCCATCATCTGTTGCATGATAGCCACACGATATTTGATGTAGTCTCAATAACTGCACCATGACTGTTGATGTAGAACAAACTTTACCTTCAAGTTCTGAGATAGCGTATCTTCGCATCTCATCATAAAGTTTTCTTTGGACACCCGTAAGTTCTATCTCTCTAGTGACGTAAGTTGTTTTGGGAAGATCTAAACAATCATCTTTTAAAACACGTTCACTAAATTTTTTTATCTTGTCTTCTAGCTCTGGTATATTTCTTCTATTAGGTCCAACGGGAACTGTCACCGTTCTTGATCCCAGGTTCATAGTTTTCATAATACAATAGTGTGCACGGTACGCCCAATACGAATCAAACCCCAAGAGCCATGCATCAAGAAACTGAGCCTGACTCCAAAGATCCAATGGTGAATTTGTAATAGGAGAACCAGTTAAAATTCTTCTGTACTTAGATAGCTCTTTTAATTTAATAATATTTTTTGTTCTATTAGCCGTAGGAGTTTTGATAGTTGTAGACTCATCAATTGCTACCATAGCCTTATGAGAATTTAAAAAACGCATGGCAAAGTTTGTAGCTTTTGGATAAGAAAAAGCCTCTACATTCATAACTAAAATATGAAAGTCTGTACCCGTTGCAAACAGACTATTTAATTTTTTTAGTTGTTCAGTGCTATTATTAGAGGTCTGCCACAGCACTACATTTTTTTCAATGTGGTCAACCATGTGCGTAGGTATCTCACCTTCGTACCAATTTTTGTATACACCTTTTGGAGCAATTAAGAGAAGCCCATTAATCTCACCTTTGTCATAAAGCATTGATGCATTGTCAATTAACACTTTAGATTTACCTGTACCCATCTCCATAAAATAGGCAAAGTATTCTTTATCCCAAGAACGCTCTAAAGCTTTTAATTGATGCGCATAAGGTTTTGTTTTAAATTTATAGTTCATATTCAAAATCAAGATTTAAAGTTTGTCTTAGACCCTTCTCTGATTGAGGGTAAACACCATGCCATAACCAAACTGGAAATATAAATATATTTCCTTCTTTAGGATTTAATCTTTCACAAAAAATTTCTTCGTTTTGTTGATGAAGATAATAAAAACTATGTTTATCTGATTTTGGAACTTTTAAATAAATTACCGAAGATACATGATTTTTTTTAGAGTTGTGTCTGTGCAATGTGTGATAAGTATTTTTATATCCTAAAACTGTCCAAGCAGACAGTAGTTTTAAATTATTTATTTTATACCCTAAATGTTTTTTTAAATTTAATGATATTGTTTCTTTTACTTTATTAATCATAGTATGATGTTTAAGACGGTCGAATAACTGATATTGTTTAGCGTTTTTCCCTGTTGTGCTTTTATGAGTGAGAGATATAGGAGACATATCTTCAATTGTTTTTTTAACCATTTTTAAAAATGGTTTAGTATTAATACTATCAATAATCATCCAGTCATTCATTTTAAACTTATAATTTATGTTTACTTTTACTTTCTAATTGTTATATATTAGCTGAAAGTTAAAAAGTCAATGAGCAAAGTTTATTTAATACAAGAGATACCAGGGACCTCAAGAGGTGAACCTAAATATAATATTGTAGGTGCACAAAAGTATGGTGACATTGTAACGGTGCTGCCAGAATTTTCTCAAATGATACATTCTCCAGGGCCTTTAGTTATGAAACTTAGAACTCTTCTAAAAAACTACACGGCTGACGATTATCTTTTATTATCAGGAGATCCAGCTATCATAGGTGTAGTATGTTCATTAGTTTCAGATACAACCAATGGTAGATACAAACTTTTAAAATGGGACCGCCAAGAAAAAACTTATTATCCAATCGAAATAAATCTTTTTCAAAAATAAACTTGACAACATATAATTGTCCCATATATAATGGAGGTGCGATTTATAAATTAAACTATTAAATATATATGGAGAAAGCTATGACTATAGATCTAAGAAAAGATGCACCTAACCAGGTGTCTACTGTTAACCCTGATCAGTTATCTAAAGAGATAAACACGCTTCAGGAAATCAAACAAGAAATCGAAAATCAAGAAAACAAAATCAAAGAAATGAAAGAGAGAGAAAAATATTACTCTACTATGATCATTCCAGATTTGATGAGCCAACTAAATTTAAAAACTTTAAAATTAAAAGATGGTTCTGAAATAAATATTAAAGATGTTTTTGGTGTCTCAATAATTGCTGCTAAAAAGCAAGAGGCACATGACTGGCTTCGAACAAACGGACTAGGCTCAATTGTAAAAAATGAAATTACAGTTAAGTTTGGTCTGAACGAAGATAACAAGGCAGAGCAATACGCTTCCCTTGCAAGAGGACAAGGTTATGAACCTGATCGAAAGATTGCAGTTCATGCTGGTACTCTTAGAACAACTTTGCGGGACTATCACGAACGTGGTGGTAAAATCCCTGCAGAGTTGTTCAACACGTTTGAAGGAAATCAAACGGAAATTAAAACCAAATAAACTACTAAACCATCAAACCAATAGGAGGATATATGAATAAAGAAGTAGTTAAACAAAATAGTGCAGGGTCACTTGCAACTATTAATCTAAGACAGGACTCAGGTAAAGGGTCTGAAGAAATTAAGTCGGATGATGTATCAACACCGATCTTAAAAATTCTTCATCAACTTTCACCAGAGTGTAACGAGAGAGATGCAAAACATGTGGAAGGTGCAAAACCTGGCATGATATATGCATCTGGTTTCGGTCAACTGATCGATGGCAATGAGGGATTAGACGTTGTAATTGCACACTCTCAAACAAGGTATCCTGAATGGCAAGAGAGAGGCGACAGTGCTTCTGCTCCAGTAGGAACTCACTTAGAGATTCCAGCTGATGCTGTTGAGGAGAGAAATGGTAGATACAGATTACCTAATGGTAATTATGTAGAGAAGACTGCATACTTTTACGCACTTGCAATGGTGAGTAATGAATTAAAACCTGCGGTCATACCAATGAGATCTTCTAATCTTACACCAGCTAGAGAACTAAACAATCTGATTAAGAACCTTAGGTTCTCAGATGCAGATGGTTCTTTTAACCCTGCAGCTTATTCAGCGGTCTACAATCTAAAGACCTTCGGTAAAACAGCAGGTAGTAAAAGTTGGCATGTCTATAAGCCTTCAAGAGTTAGAAATCTTGATGTTGCTGATAAGAATGATGCTGAGATATATGAAATTGCACAGCAACTTCAAAAAACTGTATCGAAAGGAGCAGCTAAACCTCAGTATGATAAAGCACAAGCAAAGGCGGACATTGTATAACCGAGTACTTTGATGAGTACACTTGGCTAGTGAGAGGGCGGCGACGCGAGAGTTGAGCCGCCCTTATTTTTATGGAAGATTTTAAAAAATTTTTTAGTGGATTACAAAGAGACTATGGATTTTGTAATGTCGAGAATGGTTACATTGATCCTGATTCTGGAAAATTAAAATTTGACCCTGGTGACTATGGTTGGTCCAAACGAAATATAACAGCACAAGATTATCAAGATCATCTTGATGGTAAAAGATCTATAGGTATTCAACCCTGTGATGATAATGCAAAAGCAAGCTTTGGTGCAATAGACGTAGATCCAAAGAATTATAAAGATTTTAAATTAAAAAAATATTTAGATATAATACAAGAAAAAAATTTACCTGTAATTCCAATAGAGTCTAAAAGTGGTGGACTACACATATATGTGTTTACAAAAGAAAAAGTGCCAGCTACTTTGATAAGGGAATTCTTATCTAATTTATTGTTTTTATTTAAACTACCACACAACACAGAAATATATCCTAAACAAACTAAACTAGGAGTGAACCAGAATAATGAAAAGACATCTGGTAGCTTTATAAATTTACCTTATTATAAAGGGACAGAGCGTAAAGCTATCTTACCTAGCGGAGGCAAGATGGATCTAGAAGAATTTTTAAAGGTAGCAAATTTAAATCTACAAACAGAAAAGTCTTTAAAAGAAATAGGAAATAAAAAAATTACAGAAGTAATAACTGGTGGACCCGAAGAGTTTCATGATGGCCCACCTTGTTTACAGATGATATGCAAAGAGATTCAGGCATCAGGGACCAAATTAAAAGATGAAAGAGATAGATTTTTATATAACTACATGGTGTTTGCTAAAAAGAAATATCCAGACGATTGGGATAAAAAAGTTTTAGAGGCTGCTAGAAATTATATTGTGTACGATACTGTATGGGGTGATGGTAAGGTAAATGAAAAAATTAAATATTGGAAGAATGAGACCAAAGGTTTTAAATGTAGTGATCTTCCTATCTCTTCTTATTGTGCAAAGGGAACTTGCTTGAAAAGAAAATTTGGTATTGGCAGTCACAGGAGCACAACCTGGCCTCAAGTATCTGGACTAATTAAGATGGACTACAAACCAGATCCCGAGTTTTTTATAAATATAGATTTAGCGGACGGCAAGGTAGTTCAAATTCATGCAAAACATATTAAAAAAATAGCCGAGATGAAAGAGATGCGTGCCTTGATAGCAGAGCAAACTCCAATATTCCCACCAATATTAAAACAAAACGAATACCAAGTTATATTAGATACGTTATGGGCCAACATGGAAACCATTAAACCACCTGCAGGCACTAACCCACTGGACATGTTGAAAAAACAATTGATTGATTTTGTTAATGGACCACAAGCTAGTACGTTTGCAGCTTTTAAAACTGGAGCTGTTTTGGCTGAAGATGGTTATTATTTTTTCATTTATGATTCTTTTTATGAAGAACTTAAACGTGGGGACTGGATTAAAGAAAGATCACGAACTGCTACCATGATAGGACAATATTTTGGTGGAGAGTTTAGCTGTCAAAAAAGATTTCCACAGGGCAATAATGAAAAACCATTTCCACCCATAAGAGTTTTAAAACTTCCAAAAGAAGGTTTAGAAAAAGAAGAGATACAAGATGAGTTTATTAAACAAGAAAACAAGGAGACAATAGTATGAGTAAGCCTAAACAACCACCTCAGGTTTGTGTATCAATGCCAACCTATGATTTAATGCAGGTTTCTACCTGCCTATCTTTAATAAAATTAATGGACAAATTTACCATGGCTAAAATAAGAGCGACGGTTCAAACATTTAAAAGTCCATATGTTGGGTATGGAAGGAACGTATTGACTGCTATGTTTTTAGAAACAGGTATGGATTATCAATTATTTGTAGATTCAGATATGGAATTTGAACCAGATGTCGTAGGCAGAATGATAATAGCCGATAAAGATGCTATATGTGTACCCTACAGAAAGAAAACTCAAGATAACGCTGTTAGATTTTCTGTGGCCTTTGAAGATATAAACAGCATAGACATTGATGATAAAGGACTAGTTAAATTAAAAGTTGGACCTGCTGGGCTAACTTTAATACATAGAAGAGTGTATGAAAAACTAATGAAAGATTATCCAAACTTAAAGATAACGCAAAAAGAAATAATATCGGAGACAGCAAATAATTATTTTTATAATTTTTGGGACACTACGTTTGACAAAAATGGAAAATGGTGGGGTGAAGACACCAACTTTTGTAACATGATTAGAAAATCTGGTTTTGATTTTTATGGTGTGGTTGATGGACAAACCACTCACCATGGCACCTATGGATGGAAGGGTAAATTAATTGATACATTTCAAAAGGCCGATGAAAAAAAGCATTAAAATATATGGACCACCAGGTACAGGTAAAACCTTTAGATTAATTAGACGTGTTAACGCTTATAAAAGAACAGGGACACCTCTACACAAAATAGGATACTTTGCATTCACAAAGAAAGCAGCTGCGGAAGCAAGAAAAAGAATAGGTGCCTCTGATAAAGAAGTACCTTATTTTCAAACTCTTCATGCTTTTTGTTACCATCTTCTTGGACTTAAAGAAGAAGATATCATACAACCTTATCACTACGAAGACTTAGGTAAAAAATTAAATGTTCGAGTATCTTTTGTAGATAAATACAATGAAGAAGAGAGTCACTTTTTAACTTGTAACAACCCATACTTTCAAATGATTCAAAAAGCTATAAACAAAGACATATCAATTGAAGAAGAATTTAATTTAAACGAACACGATAGAAGAGAAGTAAAGTGGGATACACTTAAACATATATCAATAAATTTAGAAGCCTATAAAAAAAATAATCAGATAATAGATTTTAATGATATGATTAAAAGAGTTGTTGAGTCTGATAAAATACCTAATTTTAAAGCGGTTTTTATAGATGAAGCCCAGGATCTTTCTCCTCTGCAGTGGAAACTATATGATAAATTAAAAGAAAAAGCAGAGCATATTTATTTAGCGGGGGACGATGATCAAGCAATTTTTGCATGGGCAGGGGCTGATGTCAACAGATTTATAAACGAACCTGCACAAGAAAAAACTTTAAGATATTCTCGTAGAGTCTCACAAGCTGTTCAACATCAATCTAATTTTCCTATATCTAAAATAATGGGTTTAAGAAAAACTAAAGAATATTTACCAAGAAAACATTTAGGACACTCTTATTACATATCAGATTTAAACCATGTAGATCTATCTAAAGGCAAGTGGTTAGTTTTAACTAGAACCAAAAGTAACTTAATACAAATAATGAAAGATTTAAAAAATAAAAATTTTTATTATCAAACTAACAAAGGTAAAAGTTATAGAGTAGGTTTATATAAAGCTGCTGAAGCTTATACCAAATGGTGTATGGGGGGCGCGTTAGATGAAAAGGAGATAGCAGAAATAAGAGATTATATACCCAACGGTGATTGGGATGCAAAAGTTCCTTGGTATGATAAATTCTCTGAGGACCAAAAAGAAATATTATATTTAAGAAATTTAATTGCATCGGGTGAAAAGCTTAACGAACCTGCAAGAATATGGTTGTCAACAATTCATGCAGCTAAAGGAGGAGAAGAGGACAATGTAATATTATCCTTGCACCAGGGATCAAAGGTTCAAAAAGGAATTAGTTTAAGTGTTGACAAACAAGATGAAGAGCATAGAGTGTGGTACGTAGGCATCACGAGAGCGAGAAATAATTTATATAAATTAAAAAGTAAGAAAAAAATAAAAGAATATCAACTATGACAGATAAAAATATATTTGATGATGCATTTCCACAAGACAAGCAGGTTGGTGGGAACCACTACCGTAAAATGAACATTCAACCTTATGAATTTATTTCAAAAAATAATCTTAGCTTCTTTCAAGGATGTGTTGTAAAATATGTTTGTCGTTATTTAAACAAATCGGGTATAGAGGACTTAGAAAAAATTATACATTACTGTCAATTAGAGATAAAAAAAATGAAAGATGGAACTAAGAAAAAATAAAATACTGGAACTACATGCACAATGGTTGTGGACTAATGGCTACATAAAACAATCAATTGAATGTTTGGAACAGTCTAAATTTGAAAATGCAAGACCAAAAATAGGAAGGTTTAAACAATATGTTACTACCACAAACGGAGTGGGTGCAGCCCACAGAATACCCAGATCTTAGATCATACGACGAGATAGCTGTTGACTTAGAAACCAGAGACCCTGACTTAAAATCAAAGGGATCGGGAGCTGTTATAGGGAACGGAGATGTTGTTGGCATAGCTGTGGCTACCTACAACAACAAATGGTATTTTCCTATTGCCCACAAAGAAGGTCCCAATATGAATCGTAAAAAAACTTTAGAGTGGTTTAAAGATATATTAGAGTGTCCAGCTACAAAAATATTTCATAACGCCATGTATGACGTTTCATGGATAAGAAATTTAGGCTTAAAAATCAATGGTTTAATAGTAGATACTATGATTGCATCTTCTTTATTAGATGAGAATAGATTTTCTTATACTCTTAATACATTGTCATGGCATTTTTTAGGTGAAGGTAAAAATGAAAGAGCTTTAAACGAAGCTGCAAAGTCTAGAGGACTTGATGCAAAAGCAGATATGTGGCAACTGCCCGCTCAAGAAGTTGGTGCTTATGCAGAGAAAGATGCAGAGCTTACTTTTAAATTATGGCAACACGTAAAAAAATTAATGATAGAACAAGAGATTCAAGATATTTTTAATCTCGAAACCGACCTCTTCCCTTGCTTAGTTGATATGCGTTTTCTAGGCGTAAGAGTAGATATGCCACAAGCGCATGACCTCCGTAAAAAATTAATTGCACAAGAACAAGTGTTACTCCAAGAAGTACAAAAAGAAACAAACATAGATGTTCAAATATGGGCAGCACGTAGCATACAAAAAGTTTTTGACAAGTTAAAATTATCTTACGAACGAACCGCGAAGTCTGGTGAACCTTCATTTACAAAAAATTTCCTCTCTAATCATGAGCATCCTATAATAAAAAAGATAGCAGAAGCAAGAAGAATAAATAAAGTAAATACTACATTCATAGATACTATTTTAAAACATGAGCACAAAGGTAGAATACATGCTGAAATAAATCAAATAAGATCTGATGATGGTGGAACTGTCACTGGTAGATTTAGTTACGCCAATCCCAACCTACAGCAAATACCTGCCAGAGATCCAGACACGGGTCCTTTAATTAGAAGTTTATTTATACCAGAAGAAGGATGCAAGTGGGGTTGTTTTGACTACTCGCAACAGGAACCAAGACTTGTAGCACACTACGCTTTACGTTATGGTTTATCATCCGTAAATACAATAGCTGATTCTTATGACAGCGATCCATCAACAGACTTTCATAGAATAGTTGCGGAGATGGCAGAGATACCTAGATCTCAAGCGAAGGTAATTAATCTTGGATTGTTTTATGGTATGGGTAAAGCAAAATTGCAAGCAGAGTTAGGTGTAAGTAAATTTAAAGCAGAGGAATTATTTAATAAATACCACAGCAAGGTTCCGTTTGTTAAGCAATTGATGAATGAAATTATGAAAGCAGCTGCTAACAAAGGTCAAATAAAAACTTTATTAAATAGAAAATGTCGTTTTCCTAAATACGAACCTATTCTTCGTGGCTCGGATTGGGGTAAATATGTTCCAGCTGAGGATCAAACAAGGATGGAAGATTTACAAAAAATGGGACCTTATTTAAAAGATGAAGAAGGTGAAATATTAAAAGATAAAGAAGGCAATCCTCAAAAAAATTATTGGCATAACAATGCCACAAGAAGAGCTTTTACATATAAAGCTTTAAATAAATTAATACAAGGTAGTGCTGCAGACATGACTAAAAAGGCTATGTTAGATTTATACAAAGAAGGAATTATACCACACATTCAAATACACGATGAATTAGATCTGTCAGTTGAAGATGATAAGCACGCGCAGAAAATAAAGGATGTGATGGAAAGCGCTGTTGATTTGAAGATACCTAATAAGGTAGATTACGAGTCTGGTCCTAATTGGGGATCAATTAAATAATGGATATAAAAGTAATAGACAATTTTGCTGATATAGAAACACAATTAAAAATAATTAAAAATTTACAGAATGAAAATTTATATGGTTATGATGATTCAAGCGTTAGTACCTGGATAAAAAAAACAAAAGGTGTGGTTGATTATCCTCAATTTACACGAATAATTTTTGAAGGAATATCTTCTTATGTGGATAATATATTTTTTCCTTTAATTTACCAATTAATGCACATAAATAAACTATCTAATTATTTTATTTATAAGATAAAAATTAATATGAATTGTCCATTTCCAAATAATAAAAAAGAAAATCATGGACCCATTCATCATGATTTAATAGTTCCAAATACAGATTATCCAGAAGCTAAAGAAGCAATAAGTATAATATATTATATTAATAATACTGATGGAGACACTGTGTTTTTTAATAAAAAATTAAAAGAAATAAAAAGAGTTTCTCCTAGGCAAGGTAGGGCTGTTATTTTTAATTCTAGTATAGACCATGCGGGCTCTTGCCCCATTTATTCACCGTGTAGACAAGTTATTAATTTTGTTTTATATAAATAGAAATGGAAAATTATGGCTTATTTAAATGGAAACATACCTGTAGAATATGCACAAATCAGGAGAGAGTATTTATATGACCTTAAAAAACATCACGGAGAAGTCGAAGACTGTATTATCTTTGGCGTTACATGT